CTTCCAGGAAATGGTATTTTATTTCCGGAGGGAATACACGCTACTATTGGTGGTACTGGTGGAGTAACAATAACATTTACGTAAGATGAGAAATGGCCGAATAGAAATTATGGGCTATAAACGTGGAGGAGATACAATGCCTCCACGAAGTAAAAAATATTTTCGTCCCACAAGTAAAGGTGCGGGAATGACAGCAGCTGGTGTTGCTAAGTATAGACGGGATAACCCAGGATCTAAGCTTAAAACAGCGGTTACTGGAAAAGTTAAACCAGGATCTAAAGATGCTAAGAGACGTAAATCATTCTGTGCTAGAAGTTTAGGGCAAATGAAAAAGTTTCCAAAAGCAGCGAAAGACCCTAATTCTAGACTGCGTCAGGCTAGAAGAAGGTGGAAGTGTTAATTGAAATAGATAATTTTATTGATAATAATCTCTGCGATTATTTTGTAACACATCACAAGGAAAATTTCGAGCAATTAAATTTACAAAAAAATTCAGATATAACTCTGCAACATAGAGATACTAAAATCATTTCATGTGAAGGCCAAGCTTATAGAGCAGGTAACTTACATTATAAAGTTTTGCTCTCTAAATTGAATTATTTAATTAAGTCTTATTTTAAAGATTCTTTAATAAATTATTCTCAAATAGTAGAGTGGCCTGAAAAATCTAGCCAAGATGAACACATTGATACATATTATCACCCATTTACATCAATTATATATTTAAATGATAATTATAGTGGTGGAGAAACCGTAGTAGGAGGCAAAATCTTAAAACCTAAAAAAGGAAAAATTGTATTATTTGATGGTAATAAGGTTAAACATCAAGTTCTAGAAATATCCTCTGGCATAAGGTATACTAATGCAACTTGGTACATAACACCAAAAAGGGAGCGATGATGGAAAAAATAAAACAACAAATTTTATGGGTAGTTAGAACTATTTGGAACAAAATTAAAGCTGTTTGGAACTGGATCGTGTCAAGATTTAATAGGTAATTTATGGCACTAAAAATTTCTGAATCCGCAGCCGTGCAAATGCCAATGAAGACGGTTGCCAGTCTAATCACGATTATCGCGATTGGAACATGGGCTTATTTTGGTATTCACGAAAAATTAAATCAGCACTCAACAAAAATAGAGCTGATGCAAAAAGATTTGGATCAAAACTCGGAGTTTAGAATTAAATATCCAAGAGGTGAATTAGGACAATCTGCAGGAGAGGCAGAACTTTTTATGATTGTAGAGCACGTAAGTGGTTTACTAGAGGATGTTGAAGAAGAAATTAAGGGTATGAGAAATAATGCAGTTAACATAGAGTTTTTAAAAAAAAGAACTGAGAAGTTAACTGAGGATGTAGAAAAATTAATTAGAAATGGAAGTCATTAATGATAGAAACTGTATTTGCACTAATTTTAACGTTAAATGGTTCGATGATAGAGCATGTGTACAAAAACAATTTAAGCGATTGTTTGAAATCAAAGCGTATCGCGCAGAACGAGGTGAATCCAGAGAGAGTTGTGTTTACTTGTAAAAAAGTGAAAGCTCAAACAGAGATATATATGGACCGAAAAAAAATAGTTAAAATATTACCGTAATGGAACCTATATGCTTTGTGTTTTTAGTATTATGGATTATGGGAGTATCTGAATAATGGAAAATTATGTAGTAGAACCTTTTTTACCAATTAACACCATCATAGCATTTATTTTGTTATGTGTAGTAATTTATTATGGACTCAATGATAAATGAAATACTTATTAGTAATGATTATATGCTCACAGGTTCAGAGCACCTGTTATCCACCTCTAGCTTTAAACAAACAGTTTTATTCTCAATATGATTGCTTACAAGAGGGTTATAAAGAATCTCAATTAATTTTAAATGAAATTGGAAAGAATATTGTGAATGAGATGAATATTATTGTAAAATTTACGTGTAAAGAAGAACGGTCTAATACAATATGAAAAAAAATTTACTTGTTCATAAACATTTAATTATAAGAGCGGAAGCAAGTAAACCTCCAACAGATGAAGAACAACTAAAAGAGTGGATGACCAGATTTATAGAATCTATTAATATGAAAGTTTTTATGGGCCCATATGTAAAATACTGTAATATGGAGGGAAATCGAGGTATAACAGCTGTAGCAATTATTGAAACTTCTCACATAACTATGCACATATGGGATGAGCCAAAACCTGCTCTGATGCAATTTGACGTATATTCATGTGGTGATTTTGATGAAAAAGATATATGTAATAGAATCATGAAAGATTTTGATATTCATAAAATTGAATATAAATATTTAAATAGAGAAACTGGACTTCATTTAATTCCTTAAATTATGGCTTATCTAAATGTTAACATTCCAACAATCTATGCTAAAGTAAAAAAGGAGTATTTGTATGACTTGGATCCTAAATATAAAAAAGAAAGTTTGGATTGCATTATCTTTGGTTTGGCAAGTCTTACGGGCAAATCCCTCTTATTTCATTGCATGCTACCAAACGGTGCGTGTTATTGGCGTTTGCCTATCTCAGCGTTTTTCCAAAAATCGTTTCATAGAACCGAAGTGCCGGATATGTCGGTTGACGAGCTGGAATTGTGGAATTGTTTCAGTTATTATCCTAGTATTACTGAGTTTGATTTTTTAGGAGGTATGCGTGGTAAATTTCTCGGTAAGGATAAAAAGTTTTACAAAGGAGAATATTTATTTACAGTAGATTGGGGGACACCTGAAGTTAATGAAATTGATACTGAACATTCTGAAATTCCTCAAGAACATAAGTGTGCACATATACTGGAACTTGATAACGGTAATTATGCTGCTCAGCCTAATAATCGTATCTTGTGGAGCATTTCTAACTATACTACTGATAGATCTTGGCCAGACTATAAAGTACAAAATACTTACTGGACAGTCGAAAATAAAGACTGGACTACAGAAGATACTGACAAAATGTTCTATCAAATAGAAGAAGACAAGTAATGTCACAAATTAAAATCGTGAAGAATTTTCTACCAGAGGAAGAAATAAAAAAATTAGAGAATATGTTTTTTTCAAAGGATTTTATGTGGAGATATAATTATCAAACAGCTGATAATGATAATGAAAGTTTTTTCTATCATTTATTTTATGTAAATAATGCCCCTTTTTCTCGATGTTATGACCAACTAATACCTTTTTTAAATTTACTCAAACCATTGTCAATCATTGGCATACGAGCTAACATGTATATTAATAAATATAAAAAATATTTTGGAGGATGGCATACTGATAAATGGAGTAATGAAAAATTAAATCATACTACTTCTATTTTATATATTAATGATAACAACGGAGTGACTGAATTTGAAAATGGAGAAAGTATTAAAAGCGAAAGAAATAAACTTATTGAATTTCCTGCAGATTTTGTTCATAGACCAATAAGTCAAACAGATCAAGACAGAAGAATTCTTATTAATCTTAATTATTTTAAATAAAGGAGATAAAATGAAATTGACAGCAAACATAACCCTCGACGAGCTTACCAAAAGTCAAATAGCAGAGCGTAAGGGTATCAATAATAATCCTAACCCTGCGCAGATTGAAAACCTCAAAAATCTTGCAATTAACATACTGCAACCGGTTCGCTCACACTTTGATAAACCATTAATTATATCATCAGGATTCCGTTGTGCTCAGCTTTGCGTAGAAATTGGTAGCAGTGTGAACAGCCAACATGTGGCAGACGATGGCGCAGCCGCAGCAGACTTCGAAATACCTGGCGTAGATAATAGAGAGCTAGCTCTTTATATCAAGAATGAGTTAGAATACGACCAGCTCATTTTAGAATTTTACAAAGATAACGAACCTACTTCAGGATGGATACATTGTTCATATTCTACTAACAGTAATAGAAATCAATCATTGCGTGCACAAAGAGTTGATGGTAAAGTCGTGTACAGACCATGGTTGGAATAGACAAGATTAAATTAAATATACCAAAAAAAACTTTATTACAAATATTAGAAATACTAATTACAAATCCTAAATGGATGTTTGGTTATGATAATGATGGAGATATAAATACAAACTATTTAAATGGTATATTGAATGGAACTAACAAAGACTTTGGATTTACATTTACTACTTTTGATGCAGAAAAAAATTTAAGTGAAAATCAAACCACACTTAATGTTTATGCTGATTTAATTTTTCAAATGGTAGCAGAAAAAAATCCATATTTAAATACCAAAAGAATATGCAGAGTAAGGTGGAATTATTATCATATAAACTCTATGACGTCATTTCATATAGATAGTTCTAATCCTAATTATACTTCAATAATTTATAACTTACACTCTAACGATGGAGGCACTGAAATAATAACTAAGGACAAAAAAGAATTTTTTAAAAGTGAGGAAAATGAAGCTTTAATTTTTCCAAGTGATTTAGAACATAGGGGTATATCTCCAAAACAAAGTTCTAGTAGATTTTCTTTAAATATAGTGTTATATTAATTCATGGCAATAACTAGAGGGTCTATCCCAAAACAAATTGAAGGCAAAATGAGAGGTGCTAGAGATGAAAAAAAGAAAAAGAAAAGAGTTATTGCATCTATAAAACGAAAATTTAATCCAAAGTTTAGACCCAAAAAAACATAAGTAATGAAAGTTGAATTTACTAATTGGGGAAGACTTTTATTCAAAGTTAAAATACCAAAGGTTGAATTACAAAAAATAAAATTACTCTGTCAAAAAAAGAATGAGTTAGATTTTTCAGAGGACCTTGCTGGAAACTTAGATCATGAATATGGAATAGATCCTAATAAGTATTCTTTTATTATACAGGATTACATAAAAGCCTTTGTAGATTGTTACGAAGAATTCTATGGAGTAAAACCATCTACATTCAAGTGTGTTTCTGCTTGGGTTAATTATATGCAAAAAGGAGATTTTAACCCTCCTCACGTACATGCCAATTGTTCTTACTCTAGTGTTTTATATTTATCAGTCCCTGAAATATTACGCGAAGAAAATATAAAATATAAGGGAACTGTAAAAGGTGGTGGCTCTGGATCTATAAGTTTTATAAATGGTGAAATGATTAAAGACTCTAATTCCATTAAAACTGTTTTTCCTGAAGAAGGCGATTTTTTCATGTTCCCCGCAGGATTACTTCATTTTGTTTGGCCTTTTAAATCTGATTGTGAAAGAATAAGTGTAGCAGCAAACTTCGAAAATCATAATTCGTAGGGTCTAGTTTTTTTCCCCTTAAAATGGTACAATCAAAAAAGGAGAGAATTAACACTCTCAAAGCGGCCGCTAAAAAAATATGAGTGATAGAGAAGAAACAAATAAAAAGAAAGTTGTTAAGTATGTTCAAGAGAGATTTGAGGATGCTAAACAAATGTCTATGTTTAAGTTTTTACGGCAAGAGGTAGAAGTAAACGGAACTGGTACACACAAGTATAGAATTAAAGTTGGTCCAAACAAAGGAAAAGTATTATGACAAAATTATGTCCAAGAGGAAAAGCAGCAGCGAAGAGAAAATTCAAGGTATACCCTAGCGCCTATGCTAATGCCTACGCATCTAAAATATGTGCTGGTAAAATAAAAGATCCGTCTGGAGTAAAAAGAAAAGACTTCAGAGGACCTAAGCCAGCAAAAAAAGGTAAAATGATTAAAGCAACCACTGGAGCATTTGCAAGTAAGATGCAACCTTATGATGGTAGTTATGTCCAAGGTGATTTAGCTGGACATAAAGTTTCTAATCCAAGCTTAAAAAATTACTATAAAGATTTAATTGAATAATGGGCAAGAAAAAAATATTACCTGATTATTTAAAAGGCACTACAGTTGGTGGGGGAGTAAATATCTATGATGATGAATATGTAACTTCACCTAGAGTGGATTTCAGTATTAAAAAGAAAGGTGTTACTGTTGGTGTGAGAGGTGAAAAGCCTTTTAGTAAAATCGATAAAGAAAATATTAACAGTATCTTAGGTTTAAATATTACAAAAGAAGGTAAGAGCTCTAGTTTTGGAATAGAAGGAACAAAACAAGGTAAGAGTAAAAATATAGGGGTAACTTTTTCTAAGAGTTTTAAAAAAGGAGGGCTAAAAGAATGGTTCAAACAAAATTGGGTAGATATTGGGAGCAAGCGAAAAGATGGTTCCTTCGCAAAGTGTGGTCG